CTCTTTACCTCTATTGTTCATTTTCTCTAATCTTTTATATCCTATTTCTTGTGCGATAATGTCTGGTATCATTATTTCACCATTTGATATTAATATATCTTCTGCGTTTTCTGGTATCTCTCCTAGGTCTAGCTTCATGCCTTTCTTTTGTAAATTATTTATAGCTTTTTGTATTACCTCTTTTATATACATCTTACCGTTAGCAATTACTGCACCTTTACTTAATATAAAACCATCGCTTTTAGTTTGTACATCATCTGCTACACCTGAGTTGTCTTTTCCGGCTACGTTTACTTCTCCTGTAGGCCCTGCCGGTACAGCTTCTTTATCTGTAGGAGTTGCTTTACTAGCTTCAACTCTAGCTGCTTTAGGAGTACCTCCTTCTTGCATCACTTCAGGTTGTGCTTCTGGTGTTTGCTGTGCCATCTCCATCTCCTGTGGCTGTTCTACAGGTTGCTCTGGCATAGGCTGTTCCATTGCTGGTGCTTCTACTGGCATCGCTTGTGGTAACATGCTAGGGCTCTTATCATGTATAGACCTTGGTTTTAACATAGGTTTTAAATCATCACTCATAGAATTAGCAACTCTATCTTCGTCAGACATACTTCTATACTCGTCTATAGTTATTCCCCCACCACCTTCAGGTTCTAAATTTGGTTCTGGTGGATATTCTCCTGTTTCAGCTTTATAATTAAGAACAAAAAATCTTTCTACGTAAGGAACCAACCCTGCTATTTCTTTTTGTTCTTCAGGATCTAAGTTCTCTTGCATTCTCATAGCTGCATCCTGTGGTTCTACTGCCGGATCATTCTTAGTAAGAAAAGCAAAATCCATCTCACCAATACCTATTGGAGCATCTTCTGTTTCTGCTTCAGGTTGCATACCACCCATCATCTGTTGTTCTATAGCCATTCGCCACTTTCCATCATGTTTGCTAAAATGTTTGCTCTTGTTTTTACTTGACCTGCCCACTTGCTGTCTAACATTTCTGTCTTAGCTCGTTTGAAGTCTCCTTCTATTACAGCACCGAAGAAGTTAGGCCATTGTCTTTGATTAAATCTAGATACACCCATGTTAAAAACCATGTCTATAAGCACAGTCTTTCTAACTTCATTCAAGTCTTTTATAAAACTCCAGTGGTCTATCTCTTTTAATACTCTATCTACATCATTAGATAGTAAAATCTTTGCCTCTTCTTCTGTAATACCAAGACCGTCTCCTGCGATGTTTCTACCTACACCAATAGTAGGATGTCCCACTAAGGTGTCGCCAGCTCGTATCTCATTACCATTTGCATCATCGTACACTTTCAATCGCATACCTTCATGCAATATTAACTTCTCTATTAGTTTTTCTCTTGTATCTTGATTTATCATTTTTTAAATTGTCCTATTGATTTCAGTCCGAAACTAGCACCGATACTTGCAAGGATACCCCAGCTTAACCAGTCAGGGCAGTCTTCTCGTAAGAACCTAAACCCATCAGATAAATATGGCTGTGCAGCAGGAACAAAGCATGCTACTATGATGGCAATAAAGGTAATTGTCCAGAGTTCGTCTTTCCAGCTGTCTGCTGATGCGTCCATTGCTTTCTCTTCCCAGTTCGCATCACTTTGTACTCTTTTTACCTGTGCTTCAATTTTAGCTACTGCTAGCTTTTGTTTTATCTCAGCTTTCTTTTGTTTACCCTTCAACCAAGTACCTGCTATGTTTGCTATTGGGCCTAAAAATTGTAACATGTTTACTCCTGTTAACCGTAAAACTTTTTATTAAAATCAGCTACTGCTTCTTGAAAAGATTCCTGTGTCTTGTAACCAACTTTCATTGGTAGTCCATTAGGGCCTATTCTTACACCTTTGTAAATATCTCCATCAATTATTCTCTCTCCACTTTCACTTTGATATTCCATAGCGTGTCTTAACCACTCACTAGGACTTGAAGAACCATCTCCTTCGCTGTCTATTTTTTCTAATACACTTCTGTAAGGGTCTCCCCTTCCTCTTGGTAGATATTTCTTAGGGCCAAAAGCTGCCTCTGACCAAGCTTTCTCATTAACTTTTAAACCGAACTCGTCTGCAAACGCATACATGTAATCTATATTCTTCTGTGTTTGATTTTTCATAGCCTGTGAATTAAAACCGTTGTACGAAGAAGCAGCACCTGCTGATATTTTAAGATTTTTACCCTCTTCATATGTAGTGTATAACTTACCAGACTCATCAGCTAACCTAACTTCAACACCCCCCATCGGTGGTTTGTTTTTACCTTTTCCTCCAATTAAACCTGTACTAACTAAAAAACTAGCACCCATCAGGGCCCATCCTACAGGGCCTGCTGCTGCCATAAAACCGGGTGTGGATATCAGCCCCATAGCGTTTAAACCACTTATTGTTCCTATCACACCGCTTGCAAATTGTGCTGCTTCCATCGGGCTATCTATACCACCTTTTAATGCATCATAAGCAGAATAAGCTGAAGCGATACCTACTCCTGCTCCTGCAATCTGACCACCTAATGTGCTTGCAGCGTAAGGATTTGTTACAGCGGTGTTAGTCTGTGCGTATTGGGCTGTAGACACTGACGTTGATCCCTTATAACCGGGTAGTGTTTTTCCAAATGCTCCTGTTATTGGTTTATTAGTCAGAGCAGAATCCCCAAATAAATTTCTATCTCCTGCGTAGTCTATACCTTTTCCAATAAAATCAAGACCGCCTGCTATATCTCTAGATGTCTGGCCGTAGTCCTCTTCAGGTGCTGCTTGATATGATTTTGAAAGCTCGTCTATATAATTAAAATACTCATCATCTTGATTTCTTAAACCTTGATCTAATCCTTGATTAGCACTGAGAACGCCTATGTTTGTAGGTATGTCCATAGGTGCTACGTCAGTGTTTACAGAGTATTCGCTTCCGGGGGTTGGTGTAAGTGTAGGGCTAACATCAAATGTAGCAGGGCTACTACTTACATTAGAAACAGATCTTCTCAACGCAGTCAGGGCATCTGTTGTAGTCTCATCTTCTTCTTCAGTAGCTTCAACACCTAACCCTTTAGATTTTAAAGGGTCTCTTTTAACAGCTATATCAGCTGCTTTAATTTTGTTTACTCCCTTAACATCCCCGGGAAGTTGTTGCATCTGAAAATCAAGGTCTAAACTCTGTCCTGAAAGCTGTGCTTCCGTTCCTGTAGTTGCGAAACCTGATAGATCTGAAGGGTTAATTGCCATTATTTTTTCTTATCTTCCTTTTTCATTTGATCAAAGTTACTCTTCAAGTTGAGGAGCATTCCCAGCAAACTGGCTCTCCCCTGCAGTCGGAACACCTCCAGTTCCGATTGTGCCGTTACCAGTCCCTGTAAGGTCTGTAGGTGGAGGCCCTGCAGGAGTTTGTGTAGGGGTTCCCATACCTGCGGGTTGTTGACCACCGGGGCCAATTGCTTGAGGACTTCCTGATTCTGGTTGTTGTTGTTGTTGTTGGGCATTTTGCATTACTCCTTGTAACATTGTTGCGTAAATTTGAGCTTGGTTCATATCATTTACAAGACTGTCAGGATCTATGTCCTGAGAGATTGCTAACTCTTTTAACAGATTTGGTATCTTTATAAATGGAGCTAGCATAGGATTAGAAACTGTTTGCAATAAAGCAGTAAGTCTTTGAGAACGTACTTCTTTTTGCATTACAGAGGATACACCTTTTGGTTTAATTTCTAAGTCACCCACTATGTCTGGGTTACTATCATTAAACTGCATATTCCACTGGAAGAAGGATTCTCCAAGTGGTTTTAAAAGGTGATCATCTAAGTTTTTAATCACAGTCTTTATAGATAATCCAGCTGATCCTAACAACATTGATAGGCCAGCTGCTGTTCTGCCCGTTCCTGTAACGCCTGTCTGCCCGTGCATAATACTGGGTATACCAGTTTCTTCATCAGCCAACTGTCTAGCTTTATCATACATCTGTATGTTTTCACCTGCGGTATTAGGGAACTTAATACCATTCACTGCGGTTCCTGTAACGCCAGACTGTCTTCTGAATATCTTACCCGGAAATATATCGTAGTTCTGTCCGGGAACTAATGATGTCTCATCAACATCAAAAACCATGTTACCTGCTAACGACAGGTTGTCTATTGCCATACGAACATGCCCGTTCATTAACAACTGAGCATCTTCCATGTTCTCTGGAATACCAATACCCCAGATTTGATATGGACTTATTTCATATGGAAACACTTGAAAAGGCATACGCATAGGTATGAAAGGATTTAGTACAGCTCTTAGTACCTGTCCTCCAGATATCCAAATGTTTGCTTGTACTTGATCTAGTGAGTCTACTCCAGAAGTGTCTACTCCTACCTGTTCTAAAAAGGTAGCATCCACACAACCCCAATACTCTAATACTTCAAACCTATCGTATGTACTTGTCTGTGTTTGTTCTTCATCTCTTATAATACTTTCATAATACTTATCTTGATAGTTACCACCACCTGCTAACACTTCACGAATAGCATTTTCATTAAACATAGGCATGTCTATCAAACCTCTAAGCTGTGTTCTAGTCATCTTATGTCTTTGTATTACATAATCACAGTCTTCTATATTTGTTGCTACTGGATCTGTATATAAATCCCAACAAGATACAGATTCTACTTTAGGTATGTCTTTATAGTACGGTGTATACTGTTTCTCCACACCTTCTTCAGCCTTTTCCCATTTGTGTATAGTCTTTGTATGTGTAAACGGGCCTTTTACTATGCCTGTACCTAATAATACTGATTCAAATATTGCATTTCTTAAATTGGTTACAGCGTTGGTGTTTGTAAGTTGATCGTGTATTACTCTCTCCATTCTCAAAGCTGCTTCCTGTGCAGGGGATATTTGTGGTTCACCTACTCTTGCTTTTCCTTCTATAATCGGTGCACCTTCAAACTCTGGTGCTAAACCTCCTAGATAGTCTAAGTTATTTCCAGTTGCTTCTAGAGAACCCGGTGGCATGTCTCTGCCATCGCCTTTATAACCAAAAGGATCTGATGGAGATACCTTATCTAATGGTGTTTCCATATGAGCAAACTTTGCTATTCCTTCAGGTTCTGGTGTAGCCTCTACAGTAAGTGGAAATTTCTTATTAGCAAATAAGATATCTACAATCTGTCCGTAGGCAGCAAGAACTTTAGTCTTGGTTATCTTTATAAATACTTTTGATTTCTCAGTTGTTGTATACTGAGTAGTGCTATCATAAATACCACGAAAGTTTTTATAAGCTCTTAACCATCTCTCTTCGTGTACTTGCCTACCATCTTCTGCTTCCCTTTGTTTCTCTTGTATATATCCAACAAGACCGGGAGCGTCAGCGGCCATATCTTCAGATGCGTCTATAGGTTGATCCATAATCTATCCTAAGTTTATTTTACCTTTGGTGTCTGTCCCATGATGTAACCAGCCTGTTTCATATGCTCGCTACCAGAAGCTGATTTAGAATCTTCAGTCTGTTTAAATGCTCCTGAATTTTCTCCCATTAACATAGGGTCTAACTTTTCTCTAAAAAGTTTTTCACCTACTTCACTCATCGCTCCTTGTTTACTCATTTGGCCCATAATGTAGCCTGATTTGTATGCACTTTTATTACCGTATGGCATGTTTAGTCTCCTTTTTTTATTGTTAAAAACCTAATTCACTTAGTTCTCTCTGAGTTTTTTCTTCAGTTGTCTCAGGAACAACGTCTTCTTCTGGCACGTTAGCCATATTGTCTTCTATAGCCGCCATTTGTTTTTGCATTTCTAATTGGTCAGCTTCGTTTGTTATTTTTGCAGTAGCCCCTGTTATATCTGATGCTTCTCTTTCAGCCACGTCTCTTATATTTGGTTTTACAAATCTAGCTGCTTTTCCTACTAACCTACCGCTCATTCCAATTGCTTCTCCAGCACCTAACATAAATCTTTCTAAAGGAGGTCTACCTCTATTAGCTTCCATAGCTTTTACCTGATCGTCATAGTTTTCCATAGCACCTTCTTGAATACCTGATAGGAATGTTTTTGTATTATCAATCCCGGCCATAAACTTTTGAAAGTAATCACTATCCGGGTCTAATAAACCATCTATAAGACTTCTTAAACCTTCTTTTTTTGATAAGTCTACATTGTTCCTACCCTTTAAAACTTCTTCAGCATTCTTTTTTAATTTACTATTAGTATAATTTTTTTGGTTTTCTAATTCTTTTTCAGACAGAGTTTTTATTTTTCTTTTATCTGTTAAAATTTCGTTTACTTTTTCTAAAGCCTGTGTCTGTGTTAATTGAGGGTTATTAGCCAATAATTGTTTTATTAATTTTGCTTTTTTTGCTTCTTCATTAACTGCTTTATCTAATTTATTATTTCTTTTTATACTTTCTTCAATAGCAGTAAGGTCTATTTTTTCTGAAGAACCTTTAAAATCTACTTTATTTTTACCTGTTAATAAAACATTTTTAGCTTCTTTACCCATCCAATTCATATAACTTTTACCACCTTTTATATAAGTGGATTTTGGTACTTCATTTATCTCTTCAAGTAAATCTTCAGGTATAATTAAATTATTTTTTCCAAGAAAAGAATCCCTATGAAAATGACCGCTGTAAGCTATATATCTATCATCTAAAACTTTTCCTATGTTATTAACATCGTCTTCAATTTCGTTTATAGGAACATAACCACCTTCAGTAGATATCATGTCAATACCTTGAATTAGATTTACAGTATCTTTATAGGCGTCTCCAAAACCGGATAATTTCTGTGCACTTGCAATTCTTCCTTTAAAAACTTTTCTTAAAAATGCACGAGTAGGATTAAGAGCTTTTGTCCCTTCTTTCTTTTTTGTATAACCTGCAAAAGAATTATTTCCAAAAGTGTCTACTAATCCTTTTCCAATTAAATTATCAACTTTTTGTGCGTCAGGAAACAAAGGGCCAGAAGTTCTTCCTTCTTTTTTTGCTATTTCTAAAGCGTTATAAATAACAGCTTTTGTTAGAGGAGTAAAATGTACAGTTTGCGAAACTCCTTGTTTTATTTCCCAGCCACTAGCATGTAAATTAAAATCAGTACCGTAATCAGAACCTTGTTCGGTAGAGAATTCCTTCAAGAAATTTTCTATATTTAGTCTTGCAGTTTCTTGGCCTCTATGACCACTCATATTCATAAATTGTGCAGTTAATTTATCTAAAGGTTTTTCAAAACCATCTTCAATTTGTTTTAAAGCGTAATAAAAATCATTAGATAAATTTAATCTAGTTCTTGTTCTAGAAGTTCCCGCCCCTAGTTTTTGTTTTACTTTTTTACCGGCAGGAGTTTTATAATAAGCTATAAAAGGTCTAAAACCTTTTCCTACAGACCTTTCTAATAATTGGTCAGCAATAGATTCTAATCCACTTATAGCCGAAAAGCCCTTATCAGATATTTCTTCAGTAATATATTTTATTACATTGTTATCAACTTCACTAGTGGGTAAATCTAAAACAGACATATTAGAACCGGGCATTATTATCTCGTCCCATTCAGTTAAGTATTTATGTATAATATTTAATTCTGGATTTTTCCAACCACCGCTGGTAACTTTAACATCATCAAATAAAACAGTATCTTCAGATACTCCTCTTTTTCGTACACCATCTATTAACGCTTCTTTTAATGTTAATGTTTTATTTTTCATACCTAATATCCAAATACTTGATCTTGTGGTTCATACTGCTGCGTCTGCTTCATCATCCTATGTGGAGTGTGCACGTTCATTAGAGTCCTACTCATTACCATATACCTCAATGCATCATACGCATGGTCTTCAGCCTTCGTATCCACATCTTCAGGATTGGTTTTAGATATGGGTAGTGTAGGTAAAGTCCTGATTGTATTGTTGCACGTAGAAAAAAAGCGAACCCTAGGATTACCTCTGTCATCGCAAGCCAATCTTCTGTGCACTTCTATCTTTCCAGCTATTCTGTGTCTGTCTGCAGGTATCCACCTAGCTCCTCTCTTTATCATAGTTTCTGCTATTGAAGGCCCTAAACCTGTTTTGTTCCAACAGGATGAGTCTAATGTAGTTAATTGCATAGGAGGATCGTTTCTTTCTATCTCTACAATCATATCTCCTAATCTTTCTCCTGTGTAGCCCTTTACATACAGTTCTCTATAGATCCAGATGTTATTATCCCAATCTATTGCACCCCAAAGAATACAAGAAGGTGAAGAATACCCATAATCGCCTGATCTTATCCTAGACCAGCCTATAGGAACCTCAAAAGGCTCTACAACATGTGTTGCACGGCTAAATTCAGTGAAGGCAGAGCCGTCTGCTACGTCCCAGTCACCTTCTAGTAGTCTTTTTCTCTCTATTTCTGGTAGAGACATCAACATCGCTTCATATTGACCGTCTTCGAACAAGTAAGGGTTGTCTGTTAGCCTTGCAGGTACGAATTTACGTAAGAATAGAGGGTCTCCTGCCTTAGAGTGGTTAACAGGGTACTTCAAAGTCTTACCAGTATCAAAATCCTTAGCCCAAAATGGGTCATCTGGTGGATTAGGGTCTAAATACATCTTCTTTACCCACCATCCGCCTACTCCTCCCGGGTTTGCAGTACATCTCATGTACATTCCTAGCTGTGGATCAGTAGTTCTAAGTCTAGAACGTAGGTAATTCCACACGTATGGTGTAGGGTAGTTAGTTATTTCGTCTATTCCTATCCAATTGAACGCTTGTCCTTGGTATCTAGTAACATCCCTATCGTCATCTACGTAAGAAAACCATATCCTAGCCCCTGAAGGGAACTCCCAAGTGGACTTAGCCTCCTTGAATACAGCTCCGGGGAATGCTTTTGGATAGAGTTGCTTACTTTTGTCTATCAATTCTGTTAGTTCGGCTAGTGTTCTTCTTAACAACAAGCCTCTATGGTTAGAGTTCGATGCGTCTCTGAGTACATCCGCTAATAACGCATACGATTTACCACCTCCTGCAGCTCCTCCATAAAGAACGTCTCTTTCGGGTGACTCTAAGAATGTAGTTTGTGGGCCTTCGTTGGCCTTGAACACTACATCATGGTGCTGTAAATGCTCCCTTACAGCTCGAGGCACCCTTTTTAAGTCTTCGCTAGTAACGACAGACTTAGATCGTCCCTTTAGAGCATTGTCCACTTTGACAGCAGATTCTTTTGCTAAGGTAACAGATCTTCTAGCTCTCTTCGCTTGTTCCGTTAGCTTCTCTGCTTTTCTTTTCTTCTCTGAAAGCTGTCTTTGAGTTGCAAGTCTAGCTTTCATCTTTCTCGACCAAGTGTAGCTCGTCTTAGCCTCTCCTTCTTTCTTAGGAGGCCTACCTCTTTTTGGTTTGTTCAGTTCTTCAGTCATTCTTATCTAAATGTACCCCTAGTTTCATTCTCTTAGTCAGACCCGGGTTTGATATCTTCCTACCCGATGCTGTTGACAACCATCTAGCTGCCTTTGCTGCTCCACAGTTTCTTACATAATCAAAAGCTGTGTTTAATAATTCCAGTTCCTTCTCTATCGGGATGTATTCTTTTCCATCCTCTGATAGTTCGTATCCAAATGGTATGGTTGATGTTGTTCTTTTCAATTA